ACCACCGAACGCTGCATCTCTCGTTACTGTCGTGGCGAACACAGGGATTCCTGTGCCTGCGCTGATATTCATATTCGCTGCGGTCAGAACCTCTGCTGCTGCGAACAACGGAACTTTGACTTGTGTATTTGGCATAGACGGAGTGTATCTTATGCCAAGGCGTTCGTGCTATTCAGCGCACCAAAAACTGGGTCATCAAGAATCAACTGATACAAAATCTCGGCATTAAACAAGCCGACAGTAACCCGATGCTCGCCAGCCGTAATCAAATGCGTGAGGCGTTCCACCGCATAAAACTCGGTAACAGAAAGAGGCGAACCAGTTGTGTAGGTTCGGGTCACAGTAACAACATCTTGAAGTTCAAGAGCGTTGATGGCGTTACGGTTCGGTGCTGACATAGCGGAAACGACCAGCCCTAGATCATCAAAGCGATACTGTGGGTTGGCATACAGGGCAACCAAATAGTTCGCCAAAGTTAGTGCCTCACTGTTGGATTGAAGCAACAAATCAGGTAGCGAATAGGTAGTTATCCCGAACTCTGTTTGCGAAGCAGCATCGTTAGCGATCTGAACTGTGCCACCTTGAATCGTTGCCTGAACACGGTTGTAAAGAAACTCTTGCCCATAAATAACCTGTAACGCTGTGTAAGGAATGTTTGTGCCATCGTCAGAGAACTCGGCTGCAACAGTCGCAAACGAAGCATCAAGACGATCAGTAAAAGTCAGATCACCGTCAGCAGCAATAAAGCAAGCACCCTGCTCACTTGTAGCGATCTGCTGCAAATAAGTTAAAGCGTTCGTATTCGCATCAATCTGAAACGCACCTAAAGTTGCCAACCCAGCAGAGATATTGCGTGTCGCTAGAGGGTAATCAATCTCAGGCAAATTCAAAAGATAATCAACTCGTGCCCCCGACAACTCAACCGAAGGCGTAATGTCAGCCTCAACAACCGTGTTCGCCAACAACACGAAATCATCTGCAGCCGTAATCGTAACCGTACTTAGGTTGTAGTCATATATAACATCTATGTCGGTGATACGACCTGTGAACAAGAAGTTTGTGCCTGAAGTGATTGTTACTTTTCGGCGTGGCACAACACCAGAACGCCCAGCAGCAGTATCCCAATACGGTGAATCTTCGTTGATTGGGTCAAAGCGTCTATCGTTATTCAGCAATTTCAGCGAACATTGTCCTGCGTTGAATTGTGCAAACTGATCTTGTCTGCCACGAGTAATAGAAACCTCTTGACAGTATTCGGTAATGTCCACGCCTTCAAGGTTGCCGTCAAGCACGAACTCGGTATTGTTCAGAACGCCTGCGTCTATATCGTCAAGCACAAAGAAGTTAGTGATGAAACCAACTTCAGCAAGAACAGTGATCTGCTCACCTGATACAAGAGTGGTAGCCATCTAAGCCACCGTCAAAGGCAAAGCACCATTCGTTCGCTCATAACGCTTCAAAGCGTTCACGATCTGTGTGCCAATATCTTTACCATCAGCACCCATACCAGCCGTGACAGAAATGTTGTAAGTGTTACCGAACGAACCCATACGGTCTAACGGAATGATTGCTTCTGCGCCTGCCTCGCCAGCGATAATACTTGTTGCACGAGTCACAATACCGCCATCAGCCATCAAAGTTCCCATACCGCCACCCAACAATTCTTCAAGCGAAGGAACACGAATGATCTGATCACCGATATCAATACCAGAGAAATCGCCACGACCAATAGCACCAATCTGATCTATCTGCTCTTGTGTTATCGGGCTTACAATGCTCGGCAAAGAAACAATCGCATCAACAATGCTTGGCAACGAAGTGACAACATCAGCGACCTCTTTAACAACTTCTGTGAGCGCAGGAATAACAACAGTTGAAGCAGCAGCCTCAGCAGCGTCAGCAGCAGCACGATCAGATTTAGAAACACCTTTTGCAGAATCACTGCGTTCTTGTTCAGCCTTAGCCAAATCCCTTGTGGCATCAGCCAACTTTTCGTAAGCACTCACTCTTGCTTCGGCTGCTTCTTTTTCTGCTTGCTCAGCGTCAGTTAATAGTTTTAATGCTTCTGTGTAGGCATCACTTCCTATTGTTGCGCCTTCAACAAGTTGATTCAGTTTATATTGCGCTTCATTCACAGAAGTTTGTGCGTCAGCCTGAGCAATAGAAGCATCTTCAGCAGCCATCTTTGCGTCAGCAACAGCCCGTTCAGCAGCAGCGATCTCTTTAAGTGTTGGTGTATCGGTGCGAAGTTTGTTTAACTCTTTCTCGGCATCTTTAACAGATTTAACTGCGTCACGAACACCAAACTTTGATTCAGCCAATTTGATTTCGGCTTGACGAATCTCTTGTGGCGTTGTTTCTTTATCTTTGCGTAACTTGGCTAAGTCTTTTTCTGCTTCAAGAACAGCAAAGTCTGCTTCCTCAACATCATATTTTGCTTTCTGTAATTTGATTTCGGCAGATTCAATATCAAACGGATCAACTTTTTCACGCAATTTTTGTAACGCTTCTTCAGCGTTTTTGATTGCTTGCACGCTGTCAGCAGCAGAAATGTTTGCTTTGATCAGATTGCGTTGAGCGTTAGCGACCTGTCGGCTTTGTTCAACTACTTCTTTGCTTTCTAACGCATAGCCTTTAGTGACTTTGTTGAAGTTCGCTTGCGCTTTAGAAGTGCTAGATATCGCTTCAGAAAGTTTAAGATTAGATTCTGTGACACCTTTAGTCGCATCACGAACCGATCTTTGTGCCGAAGTAACGCCTCTGATTGCGTCAATATATTTAGAAAGTTTTTCGGTAGCCGACTCAACAGCACCGCCACCGCTTTTTGTTTCTTTATAAAACTTGCCTGTGTAATCTAAATAAACGCCCATCGCTAAAGCCTGAGCGTTGAGACGGTCTGCTTGTGTTTTCATTTGAGATTCAGGCGATACAGTCATTCTGATCGCACCAGCAGTATTCAACGCTTGACGCTCAAGGTTCTTTAACTGTTGTTCAGTCATTTTTGATGCTTCACCAACACGACCCAAAGACACCCAACCGACAGTTCCAAGTTTTTTCAAATCCGCACCAAAGAAATTAGCGACAGTTATCGCAGCATTAATAACATTTACAACAACATTCCAAGCAGCGACAAAAACATTGACGAACGCTTCAATGATTTGAATTATTCCGTTAAAAACTGCGTTTATGATTTTGCGGAATGTTTCAAAGTGCGTATAGGCGTAGATCACGGCAGCAGCAACAGCAATAAAAGCAACCACTATCGCAGCGATAATCAAAGCGATAGGCGCCATTGAAGCCTGAGCGACTAGCGCACTTTTGCCAAATGCTTGCATAACAACTGTGCCAACACTTAAAGCCACATTCATTACAACAATTCCTGTAGCCAAAATACCTATCGCAGCAGCAAGAGCCAACACCACTTTCTCATTGTTTGCCATAAAACCAAACACAACAGTAAGAACCGAAGTTACTTTCTCAAGAGCAGGCAACAACGCTGCACCCAAACTTTCTTGAAACTCCGCAATATTGTTTTTAAGTATCTTCATTTTGCCTGAAGCAGTATCAGCAGCATTAGCGGTAGCACCACCGAAAGTATTTGCTAGATCAGCAAAAATAACTTCTGTGCTTGCACCGTCTTTAATCAGATCACGCAACGCAGGTGACAACTTCTGCAACGCTTTATAGTTTCCAGAATATGCTTTGGAAAGAGCATCGGCTGCCGATTGAAGTGGCAAATTGGAAGCCGTAGCAATATCTTGGGCAAGCGCAAGACCTTGTTCTGCTTGCGTTAAATCTTTTGTGCCGATAACCAGCGAAGAAAAAGCAGCACGAAGTTCTGTGTCAGCCGTGCCTGATGCACGAGACATCGCTTCAATCATCGCCTCAGTAGAAGCAATATTTGCAGATGAAGCACCAGTAACTTTTTGTAAAGTTTGCGCCAACTTTGCTTGCTCAAGTTCATCAGCAGCAGCAGCCTCAGCAGCCTTGAAACCTGCGAACGCTAAACCGCCTAGCGCAGCAACAGCAGGCAGAAACGCTTTCTTCAATAAAAATGATGCTTGCTCTGTGCTTGTCTCAAGTTTTTTGAACTCAGCGATTGCTTTTGATATTCCCTTTGAATCAAAATCGGTCAGAATGTTAATGCCAACAGCCATCAGTTACCTCGTGCCCTGTGCATTAATTCGTTTCGTGGTGTAGCCATCAACTTCTTTAACAACTTTTAATACTGCTTCTTCAACCATAGCCTGATTGTTTTTAACTGCCCCATACATAATACGAGAACGAGTTGTGCCACGCTTGCT